TGGGCAACGGCATTATAGGTTTATCTCGCTTAGATTATATGCGTGCCACACTAGGTGAAAGCCGCAACGCGCAAACTGCAGCAAACAAACTCTTTGCAAATGGTGGTAAGCCGACCGGTGTGTTAATGGTGGATAACGTTTTAAACAAAGAACAACGTGCCGCCATTAAAACTAGCTTTGCTGAAATGGCTGAAGGATCTACCTCTAGGCTTTATGTCTTAGAGGCCAACATGAAGTATCAGCAAATTAATCTAACACCCGAAGACATGCAGCTGCTGACTACACGCCAATTCACTATTCAAGAAATTGGCCGTTGGTTTGGTGTGCCAAGTATTTTGTTAAATCAAACAGAGGGCACTACCACGCTTGGGAGCTCAAGTGCAGACATTATCGATAGCTTCCACAAATTAACAATTCGACCAATGGTAGTGAATATTGAGCAGGCGATTAAAAAGCGCGTAATGACATCAGGACAACGTGCACGCTACACTGTTGAATACAACATGGATGCGTTGCTCAGGGCAAGCCGCAAAGACCGAGTGGAGATTTATTCCAAAGAAGTGCAAAACGGGATCAAAAATCGTAATGAAGTACGGCAACTGGAAAATGATCCACCTTATGACGGCGGTGAAGTTTACACCGCGCAAAGCAACCTTGTGCCAGTAAGTATGCTTGGCAGAGTAAAAATACCGGGAGGGCAAATTGGAACACAAGACACTATCGCTAACTGATTGCGAAATTAAACTGGATGACGCATCCGGAACCTTCCAAGGCTATGCCTCTACGTTTAATAACGTGGACTCATATGGGGACACTATTTTGCCTGGTGCATTTTTAGAAACACTTAAAAAAAATGGCATGCCAAAAATGTTTGTTTTGCACAAGGCTTATGAGTTGCCTATTGGAAAATGGCTAGATGCTGATGAAGACAAAAAAGGACTATTCGTCAGAGGTGAGCTCACGCCTAATATGTCAATCGCCAATGATGTTGGTGCTGCGCTCAAGCACGGCACTTTAGAGGGGTTGTCAATTGGTTACGGTCTCAAAAAAGGCGACTACGTTCCCTCAGACAAAGTAGAAGGTGGGCGCATCATTAAAAGAGTCAGTTTGTTATCTGAGATCTCTACAGTCACTTTCCCTGCTGATAAATACGCAAAGATAGATCTAAGCTCTGTTAAGTCAGATATTGATAGTTTAGAAACAATAAGAGATTTTGAACACTTCCTGCGGGATGCAGGCGGGTTCAGTAAAGGCATAACCGAGGCGATTGTTATGCGCGCCAAACTTGTTTTTGGTCGGGGGGAACCTGACACCGGTAAGTTTGATGAGACCGCCGTCAAAGCATTATCCGAGCGATTAAAAAGCTTTCAGATACCCAGTTAAATTTTAATAAAACCAAGCCCGCGTAAGCGGGTTTTTTACTTTTAAAGGACAGCAAAATGAAACACTCAAAACTACGTATTGCATTGATCGGTGCATTCTCAGTAATGGCTGCTATCCCGGCTCAAGCAGCAGATTTTGCATATAGCCTGGCACAGCATGGCCACATGATCGCCACTAAATATATGGCAGCCTCTGGCTTCATTTTATTTGAGTCTGATGCTTTAGCCCCAGTGATGAAACAAATTGATGGGATTGAAAGTTCCATCAAAGCCTATGCTGAAAAAGCTGAGGCTGAATTTAAAACATTAGGCAAAGTGTCAAGTGATACACAAACAGCCTTGGATAACTTAGGCATCAAACAACGTGAGATGGCCGATGAGATCAATCAAATTAAACAACGTCAGACCGCGCCTTCTGAAGAACCCAAGCCAGATAATTCTTGGGGTTCTCAGCTAGTCAAGTCTGAAGGCTATGCAGATTTTGCCGGCGGCCAACGCCAAAAACTCAAAGTGGAAGTTAAAAACACATTGGTTGGCTCTGATTCAAACGTTGCACCTGATCGTAAACCTGGTGTCGTAGGTGGTGCTTTCTTGCCTCTAACACTAGAGTCATTCTTACCAGCAACACCAACCAGCTCCAATGCCATCGAGTTCACACGTGAAAACGTATTTACTAATGCCGCTGCAGAAGCTTCTGAGGGTGCATCAAAAGGCGAGTCTTCACTCACATGGACATTGGTAAACCAACCAGTTTCTACAGTGGCTCACTGGATTAAAATTTCTAAACAATTAGCCAGCGACAACGTTGCGCTAGCTGCTTACGTAAATACACGTATGGGCTACGGCGTGAATTTAAAAGTTGAGCAACAACTTGCTGCAGGTGATGGCACAGCGCCAAATATCTCTGGCATTTTGGACACTGGTAACTTCACAGCGCATGGCTATACAAATACAGTATTGGCTGCAATTTCTTCAACGCTCAAAAAATTAGTATTGATCCGTAAAATGATCGCTGACTCATGGTTAGCAGGTTACCCAGCAGATGCAATCTTGTTGAACCCAGGTGACTGGGCAACCATTGAGATTGAATTGATGGTAACACCAGGCGGCCAAACACTTTACAGTGTGAGTGAAGGTGGCGTACCGCGTTTGTTCGGCTTGCCAGTGATTCAATCTATCGGCATGACAGCTGATACTGTTGCTGTTGGCGCATTTGGTCAAGCATACATGATTCATAATCGAGAGGCTGTTTCTATTGAGATGTCAGAAAGTGACGCAGATAACTTCACTAAAAACTTAATCACTGTGCGTGCTGAACGTAGACTGGCTCTCGCAACAGAGCGCCCAGCTGCAGTGCGCGCTGGCGACTTAACTCCAGCTTAATTACTTTAACTTTTATTTAAAAAATGGCCGCTCATATGCGGCCTTTTTTTAGGAGCAATCATGGATTTAGTTCAAGTAAAAATCAAAGGCACTGTAATTACCAATCGGTATGGCACATTAACCAGTGGTGATATTTTGCGCACAGACAAAGCCTATGCAGCGCATCTTGTTGATGAATGCGGTGCTGCCACCTATGTTACAGCTCAACAAGTTGAAACAGGCAATGCTGCATTAACTGTTAAGCAGCTGCATGAAAAATTAGATGAGTTAAAAGTGGTGTATGACGCTAAAGCCAAAAAGGCTGATTTAGTGAAATTACTAGACGAAACAGAAGCAAAAGCCAATCAGTAATTAGTTTGCCAAAATTTAAAAGCCTCCAATCGGGGGCTTTTTTGTTTTTGTAAGCCACACATTCAGGAGCCAACAAATGAAACTTATCAATAAACTCAAAGCCGGATTAATCATTGGCTTGATACTAGTCACTAGTCTGGTGCAAGCCGCCGCAATGTCTGACTACCTTGAGAATAAGGTAATCGATTGGCTGCTGCGCGGACAGACATTCACACCTCCAGCCACTGTTTATGTGGCGCTATACACTACATGCCCGACTGACTCTACGGCCGGCACAGAAGTTTCAGGTGGTAGCTATGCCAGGATCGCAGTTACCAGTTCATTAGCAAACTGGGCAGGTACACAATCTGCTGGTTCCACAGCTGCATCTAGTGGTACCGGTGGTACAACTAGCAACAACGCTGCTATTACCGCGCCGACACCTACCGCTAACTGGGGCACGATAAACTGCTGGGGTGTGTTAGATGCATCTACCAGCGGCAATCTCTTGTTTTATTCAGCTTTGACGGTATCTAAAACGGTTAACAATGGTGATGCTGCACCTAGCTTTGCAATCGGCGCTGCTACATTCCAAATTGATAACTAGAATCGTGCAGAAACGTGGCAGGCGCAATCACACTTGTCTCACAGGCAATAACATCAGCTAGTGTTAATCTAAGCACCACCACAGGTTCAAGTGGTCAGGCGCTAGAAGATTATGCAAATTGGACAGGCGCAACATCAAGCAATACTCCCGATATTAGAAAGTCTGGTGGCGGCAGTTTAATCACTGCCATCACCCCAACCGGAACCACTCCGGTTGGATACACTAACGATCCACGCACTGTTGCTTGGACTTCCAACGGTACACCAGTAGCAAGTGGCAGTGATACCGGTGGCGTTTACTACATTTTTGACAGCGGCAGCGATTCAATTTATTGGGAAATGCCTGCAGGTGTGGGTGAGCGCGAAGTAAGAATTTACACTTCGATCTACAACACTCGCATCAAGTTCACATTGTCGTTAAGCGACTCAAGTGCAAGCCCTGTATCAACTACGCTGCCAGTTGATATTTACGAACAAAGATTAATAGTATTCAAATATCAAGCGAATAGCGCTGGTCAAACAGCACGCATAACGGCGGTAGATGACGCATCAGCAACTGGCAATGTGGCCATACAAGCAATATGGCTGTCGGTGGAGGCAGGCGGTGGCGGTGCCACTTTAGCTGCTGCCGCTACCGATGCAGCAACTGCAACGGGCGCATTAACAACAAGCATCAAACTGGTATCAGCGGCAGTCAGTTTAGC